CAGAAAGCGATGTGATTAATGCCTTTGCATCACCTGATCTATTAATACTGGATGAGGTAGGTGTACAGTTTGGGTCAGAGTTTGAAAAACAACTGTTGTTTGATGTGCTTAATGAACGCTATGAAAAACTTAAGCCATCAATCTTATTATCAAATATCCCTAGCGAACAATTATCGGACTACCTTGGCGAGCGTGTCATGGATAGACTGCGTGAAAACGGAGGTGCATTAATTGGTTTTAACTGGGATTCTCATAGGAGGAACTCATGACCATTCCAGATAGCTACACGGTCAGACAAATAATGTCTTTTGAATGCCGAGAATGGTTTTTAAAAAAACATTATGCGAAACGATTACCGTCTACCTCATATGCTTATGGACTTTATAAAGATAACTTAATCGGAATCTGTAGTTATGGCAGACCTGTTGCCCATACCCTAGTTAAATCTGCTTTTACAGGTAAGTTTCAAGATACATTTCTTGAATTGAATAGATTAGTTGTAGATGAAGGACTTAAAAAAAATGTATTATCTTTCTTTGTATCACGAACTTTAAGAAAACTGCCCTCTCCAAATGTAATTGTTAGTTATGCAGACACATCACAAAACCATCATGGATACATATATCAAGCAACGAATTGGATTTATACAGGGTTAAGTGCGAAAAGATTTGATTACAAAGTTAAAGGACTTGAACATTTACATAGTGCATCATTAATGGATCATGCAGGTAGAGGAGTTGCAAAAGATAAAGTTCTTAAACTAAAAGAAATGTATGGAGACAGATTATATACCTTAGAACGACCAAGAAAACATAGGTATTTTTATGTACTAGGAAATAAAAAACAACGAAAAGAAATGATTAGGAATCTAGCTTACAAGGTAGAACCATATCCAAAAGGAGACAACAAAAAATATGATGCGTCATATAAACCATCAACACAAGGAGTTTTATTTTAATGACAACTGAACAGAAGATTGCAGCAGCGAAAGCTCGCATAAAAGAACTAGAATTATTAATTAAATTATGGAGCAAGTAATTTTGGAAGAGCAAACTATCTTAAAGATTGCCAAATACAAATGCCAGTTGGCGGAATTAGACAGGCAATTTTGGTTTGAAAATTTAAATAGTAAGTTTTGGCAGGTTAACTATGACCGCATTAACGAAGAGATAAGGAGGTTAGAAAAATGAAAATAATTTGTACTCAAAGAGAATATTATGATTTACAAGAAGTAATCTGTTGTGGTTGTTGTTGGATTGGGCAAGGTGAAGGGAAAAAATCAAAAGGAAATAAAAAGGGAGGTCTTGTAGACTTAGAAAAATTTAGGATGGCTACAGAAATGATGGGATCTAAATCAATTCAATGGGAGATACTAAAAGATGATTGAAGTTGTATTAGGTTGGCCGCCATCAGATTTATCGCCTAATGCCAGATTGCATTGGGCTAAGTTAGCTAGGGCAAAAAAGCATTACAGGCAAGCTTGTCTTAGCGTCACTAAAGAACAGTTGAAAAAATATCCTAACTACAATGAGTTACCAGAAGTATTAGTTTTAGAAATGACATTTATACCACCAGACAGACGAAGTTATGACCGTGATAATTTAGTTGCTAGAATGAAGTCAGGTATTGACGGCTTGTCTGATGCATTACGCATTAACGACAAACGATTTAATACTGTTATCTCAACAATGGATCAAGACTACCTTGGTGGTTTTGTAAAAATACGCATACTAAAGGAGACACCTTATGGCACGAAAGATCAAAAACCTATCAGTGAAGACACGAGAATACAAAGACAAAGACGGTAATCCCAAAGCAAACTGGCAGAACATTGGAGTCATCATGGAGAATGACCAAGGCAAACAATTTATGCTGTTAGATAAATGGATAAATTTTGCAGGGATACCTGACTTTAGTGGTAAAGAAAATTCTTCATCAGTAATGGTCAATATTTTTGATACAGATAATGACTATCAAGCTAACCGCAAAGAGATACCGCCATCATATAAAGGCCAAGACAACGATATTCCATTTTAAAGTAGCCCCAGAATGACACAGACCATTTATCACTCTGGGGCATAGGCTCTAGAGTCGGGGAGAACTAGAACCTACCAAGCCACTGCCTACTTTTTTGGTGGCTTGGGTTTACCGTAGGATTTTTTGTAGGCCATAATAAATTTCTTTTTTTAATTATGGAAGAATTTTTTTATTCTGTCCATAGTTTTACGTTCTTCTCTCATGTGTTTTTTAATAAGCATTGCTTCAAGTTCTACTAATCTTCCCAACAAACTTGCAAGAAATACATCTTGTTTCATTTGATTCCTTATCAAGTGTGTGCAATAGTCTTTAACTCCATCGTAATCATCGCTTTTTAAAACTTCTCTGATACGCATCTCTACAGATAATTGCAACTCTATAGGAGGCTCTTCTATTTCAATGTTGAGAAACTTTTCTTTAGCCATCAGTTTAGTTTAGGAAATAACTTCTGTTCTAATAAATCAACAGCCTTGTCATCTAAATTATTCGAGGTCTGTTGGCATATGGCACGCAATAGATCTATTATTAACCTCTTGCATCCTGTCGTAGAAAGGAAACGTAATAGTATAGGCTTTAGTATCTTGTACATAGTTTGTCTGTTTTTTCAAACATAGCACACGTTATTGTATCTTGCCTTCTATCCTACTAACCGCTTGCGACAACTTGTTTAATCTGGTGTAGATATCAATAATAGTTTTCTCTCTACGGTTACTCATGTTGGATAAGACCATAACAAAAGCAGTAGCTGCTGCTCCTATAAGTGCTGCTTGTACCTCTGTCATTTGCGTAAATAGTTAATTATGTTTAGTATGACTAATAAAACTTGTTATGGCAGATAAAACAGTTGAAAAGAAAAAAGAAATAGAAGAGGACAAGCCTGAGTATCAAGAAAAGATTATTTTTCTGACCTCTACAGTTTTTCAATCAATTATTGTTGCTTGGTGCTTACTCGTTCTGTCTCTTGGATACATTAAGCTTCCTAATAGAATGTTTGGTCTAGATTTACCTGACCAACCTAGAATTGATAATACATTTTGTGCTGCTTTATTAGGAAATATTCTGGCTGGATGGGGCATAAGTGTTGGAGCAGGGGGAGGAGCAAAGAAGAAAAAGAAAGAAGGAGAGAATGGTATTAATAGTTCTTCTGGGGGAACTCAAACTATAATAATAAGGCAACCGATTGAATTAATTACAAGTAAACCTGATGTAATTAGAGTCGATCCCATTACAGGGAAAGATGTAAAAACCAACGGAAAACTAGACACATGAAAAGATTACTTCCATTATTACTTCTGGCTTTTAGCCCTGCGGCATACGCTGATATAACACAAAAGTTCACAACCTCTGCACAGATAAGTGTAGATATGCCGTACTCTGTGACTAATAAATTGGGGACTACGTACAGTATTAGCGGTAATAATATAACTCCTAGCGTGACATCAGGAGGGTCATCCACTTCGGGTAAGATCGGAGGACTTAATATTGGATCGTTAACTGCTGGAGTTCCAGCTTTGATTCAAACTGATAAAGCTATCACAACATCGGGATCTGCCTTCTCTCTTACAGAATCTATAAGTATGGGTGATGCGACTCCATCTGCTGTCACACCATCATCTGGTATAGCAGCTTTACCTCATCTATCAGGACAAACAACGGTAGGTAGTGGAGGTACTTTAGGTAGTGGAGCAATGACTTCTTTGTCATCAGGAGTGCATACTTGCAGTGGTGCATTTGGATCAGGTTCTAGTTGCATAGGGTCAACTACAGTAACAATCCAAATTGACTAAGTTTTGGCTGCTATTAATAATATTATTTCCTGTCAAAATCCTTGCAAACCCAGTTGTGCCTACCTTCCGTACAGGCAGTTCAAGTACAAATTCCACCAGCCAATCAGTAATAACAGAATCAATAACCAGCTATCAATACCGCACAGGGTACTCTCTCAGCGTCTCAGGGACGAACATAGAGAGTGCAGACGTTAATGGATATATCAACTCAATTCCCACCGCAGAAGCTACACAGACAGCCAATGGGATTAACTTCTCATACACAAGTCCTACGTTGGAAGGTGTGCCTAGATGGAAAATAGTAAATTCTGGACAGCCCTTTTCTCTGGTCGAGTCAGTCATTGGAAGTGGTCTGGACACTATAACGAAAATAGATCGGGTCATAAACACCACCACAACAACCACCGTAGAAACTACCTTTGGGCAATAGCTTTATTCCTAATCCCTGTAAAGTCAGTCATAGCCTCGACAACGGTCAGTAGTCCAAATTCGACTGCCCAAGGAACGGTGAACAATAATGCCACAATGATTGCTCCTAATTCAACACCACAATTTAGGATGTCGCAGGGTATAGTTTGTTCTTCTCCTAGCCTTACAATCACTCCCTATGTAACCGACTCTCACACATTTAACTTGCCAAGACAAGACGTTACCAGACAAAATATTTACGATGAAGATACAGGTGCAATTAAATACGTCCAAGAAACACCAAGGTTTGAGAAAGAGAATTTTAATTTAAATTATGGAGTCTCTGCACAGATAAGTATTCCATTAGGAAAAGCACCATATCTTTGCCATAAAGCAACTGAGATTAATATTAAAAATCAAGAATTGTTATATAAGAAAACTTCGCTTGAGCTTGCACTCTTTAGACTTAAGGTTTGCTCAGAGCAGGCAAAGCTAGGTGTAACTTTCGTTGGAAAATACGCAGAGATTTGTGAAGGGATAAAAGTAACAGTACCACCAAATCAAGTTATACCGCACACTCACAAAATAAAATCAGATGACTAAATTACATTTCGGAGTGGCTACTATTTTTTATTTTGGGGCAGCAATATTGACAGGAGGAATGGTATTTCTAGGTAATAGTTATAACAGACACGCAGATAGTAATAAAGAACTTTCAAGAGATATACAATCACTTATTGAAGCATACACTTATAGTGAAAAAGATTTTTGTTTATTAGCACCTGCTCCAGACGATTGGCTTATATGGGAAGAGATGCCATACAAACCTCCGAGATCAAATATCCAACCCATTAAAAAACCCTCCTAAGCCCACGGGAATGAAAAACTTAGGAGGATTTTCTTGTTCATGAGTAACAAAGGATCATCTTCGAGCAGAGATTGAATCGAGTCAATATGCCTACAGCTTCCTTTGTTAATAGTTATTCTACCTTATCTTTCTTCTTTGTCAGTTTCTTTATTAAATTCTTTACTATAGGTTTTACAAGGTTGAGAATAATAGGTGTAGTCGCAGCCACAGAAGCGATAGCAGCAGTAGAGATAACAGTAGAAAATTCTGGGAGGTATTGATCTTTGAATGGTACGTCTTCATACAAAGTGGAGCAGCTACTACCATCTTCGCTTCTTTTGTGACCAATAACACGTTCTAATTTTTTTTCGTTACGAAAATCGCCAACCCTTAAATCGTTTTTACTTGGACACTCTACAAAAACATCGTCTTCTTTTTTATCTTTTGGTATCTCTGGTTTAGGTGGCTTTCCTTCTGGCAAAGGTTCTGATTCTTGTTCTACTGGTGCAGCTTCTTCAACAATAACAAGCTGGTCTGGTTGATAATTTAAAGGATAGAAACTTGGATAAGGACAGTTACTTACGACTCCATTTGGATCATCTAATAATAAATTTCTATTGCCTGTATTTTTTGTATCTCGATGATAATAAGTACAGCCTATAACCTCTACATTTGAGTGGTCATAATTAGGTGTAAAACTATAAGGTATATGAATCTCAGGAATATGTATTTCTGGAATACTTATCTCTGGTATTTCCAATTATTTCTTTAGTGGAGTTGGTATAGATATGCCTGTTGTTTCTGGTAAGCCTTTGTCTAATACTTTAGGCATCATTCCTTTTACATTACCCATAACCTGATTCATTATCTTAGCTTTGAACTGTTCAGAGGTTACATACTTATAACCAAAGTACCCTCCACCAACAACAGAAGTTACCATTATGAATGAGATGATACTCAAAACATTTGCAATTTTTTGAAACATGATTAAAGAAGCAATAGCAAAGGCGTTAGTGCCTGTCACCATTATAACCTTCGTAGGAATTATGGCACTAGCACCTTTATATGTGACCATGAGCCTTATGACAAGGCAGATGCAAGATA